GGTTTGTCGGTCACAGTGGGTGGTTCTGCCACATCATTAAATGCATTTTCCTTGGGCCCAGGATCCTCGGCAACAGCTCAGTCTGCAATAGCGTTTGGAACTACATCTAATTGTGCGCACACAAACTCAATTGCATTCGGTCATTCCATTACAACCACAGCGACAAATCAACTTGTGATTGGAACGTTCACATCAGCGTACCTCGGTGGCAACACTACTAGTGGCTCTCCAAATTCTTTAGTCACATTTCAATCAACGGGCGGATCGGGTACGAACGTCACAGGAACAGCTATTTTGTGGCAACCCGGAACTCCCACAGGAAACGCTGCAACGAATGCTTATTTCGCAATCAATACACCGATCGTAGGGAGCTCTGGCGCATCAGCACAAACTCAAGTTGAGAGAATACGCTTCAAGCAAGCGCAAAACTCAGGCGCAGGAGAGTGTGCATTCAATGACGGTGCGGCTAATTATGATTTAAGAGTTGAGGGACAAACTGACGCCAATCTTTTAATTACAGACGCATCGGCGGATGCAATCGGAGTGGGGATTTCCGCTCCTTCTGCCAAGCTTCACGTAACACAACTGACTTTAGGTAAAGAAGTATTTAGGGCCGAGTCCGTCGCCACAAATGACGATCCTAACTTTAGAATATTTCAACAACGTGCTGCAACCACTGACGCAACAATTACAACACTTCATTCAATCACTATTCCTTCTAGCACTACAGTACTATTGACTGCTAGGGTCGTCGCAAGGAGAACGGGTGGGGCAGCTGGAACAGCGGAAGACGGTGCTGCATATGTGATAACCGGAGCATTTAAAAATGTTGCGGGTACGGCGACACAGATAGGCACTACAAGTGTTGTTTCAAGTTTTGAGGACCAAGCGGGTTGGGGTTGTGTTTTTGACGTGACAGCGGCTACGGCTCGGGTCAGAATCACAGGTGCAATTAATAATAATATAACCTGGCACTCAACTGTCATGATGCAAAATGTGGGGTCATAGAAATGGCAATTAAGGGAATTAGGAAACAAATAGCAAACGACATTGACGACGTGAATGGTGATTTTTTGGTTCTCGATAAGCTATCGATCGACAAAACTTCGGACACGATAACGATGCTCTATAACATCTACCAAACAGAGGCAGCGTATAATGCCAAAATGCCGCCCGTGTATCATGTAATGAAACAAATAAAAATCTCATCACTCGGAGCTCAGGCATTAAGTGTCATCGATTTTGTGTTCGATGGAGCAATCAATAAAACAATTGAACAGTACAAGGTTTTGAAAAATGGCGAGGTCGTGAATCGATGATTTCGGAAAACAGAATCATATACTCCAACGGCGGAACTCTGACGGATTATTCGAAGGAACTAAATGATTTGTACGCTCAGCCCGTGACTTTGACCATTACAAGTGATGACTATATGTATATCGGCGGCCCATTGCCGTTCAATCATCGCTATGTGGAAGTGTCCACGGCGAACGCGAATGCTGGATCGATTTCTGTGGATCTATGGAATGGAAGTGAGTGGAAAGCGGCGATTGACGTTTTAGATTATACTTCTGTGTCTGGAAAAACATTGGCTCAGTCAGGGCTCATCGCATGGACGCCGGATTGGGATGTGTCAAATTGGTCTTATGACGACACAGATGAGATGACTAGTAGTGGACTGAGTACTGGCCCTAAGATTGGCGCGTTTTATTGGGCGAGACTTTCTGTTTCCGCCGACACATCCGCAACTGTTCTAAAATATATTTATTTTAAATTCTCTGAAGACGCTGACCTGGTCATTCAGTATCCAGAATTCAACAATTCGTCTTTGAAGACTGCGTTTGCCGCAGGAAAATCGGATTGGAAGGACCAAGCTGTGGCAGCTTCGGAATATATTCTAAGAGACCTTAGGGCCATGAACGTGATGGTATCTCCCAATCAAATTCTAGACTGGCAGCTATTTAAAATGGCATCGATTCATAAGACTGCCGAGTTGATTTACACCGCTTTCGGAGATGACTACACGGACGATAAAACCGAGGCCAGGAAAGCCTATCAACAGGCGCTTCAACTTAAGTTTTTCAATCTCGACAGTAACAAAGACGCCACATTAGATCCAAAAGAGCGAAGGGCTCTATCAACCTTCGTAACAAGATGAGTAAAATTTCAACTTTGTATGACGCGATAGTTACTAGAATTGAGGCGGTGCTTCCAAGTCATACCAGAATACCTAACCCCTATAAGATTGACGAAAATACACAGGTGTTTTTAAATCAGGGTTGGGGTTTGAGTGTTGCCGAGGGCTCTGATGTGAGGCAACAAATTAGTTGTTACACGGATATTTCCAGACTGTTTGTTATCACTTTGACCAGAAAAGCCTATTCCTTGGAGTCCAGCTCTACAGGAAAACCGACGACAGAAAAGCTTTTGTTAGAAGATCAATTTCTCCTATTGAAGGATTTTGCCTTGGATCCTGATTTGGGAACCACAGTCGTGTCCGTGTTTAGATTTGTTGGTGATGGCGGGATTGAGTACGTGTATACTGAAACAGATAAATATCTCAAAATCTCTTCGACCTTTGAAGGCAAGATCGTTGAGAATTTGACTTCGTAAAGAGGGGAAACAAATGGCGCATCAAACTAGAAGCTCGGTGTTGTTTATTGTAGAGGAAACAACGGAAGGAACGCCAAAGGCGCCTTCGTCTGGATCGGAAGCGGTGGCACTACAGGAAGGCTACGAACTTATCCCTGCATTTGAGGTTTTGGAGAATGCGGAACTTAAGTCTTCCATTGGTCTATCAAAACCACTATTAGGTCTGGAAAGTCCTACTGCAAGCATCTCGCATTATTTCAGGCACTCAGGAGTTGAGGGCCAGGCGCCAACATATGGGCCGCTTTTGGAATCTGCGTTAGGCACTGTGGATGTAAACAGTACGCAATACACGACAACTTCTAGCTCCACCGCAGGCACTGCGTCTGCCAGAGCTGTAATCAAGTCCACTGGAAACGCTTCAAACTTTCAGAGAGGCCAGGGGCTTTTAATTAAAGATGGAACCAATGGTTATAGGATTAGAAATGTTTACGCAACCTCTGGATCCGATGACCTTCAATTGTCATTCAATCTTGCTAACGCACCTGCAAGCGGAGTGGGATTAGGAAAATCGGTTTCTTATATTCCAGCAAACGCAGATCATGAGTCCTTGTCTTTGTGGGATTACAGGGCAAACGGTGGGGCGATTCAGCTCATTGCTGGCGCAAAGGTTTCCGAGTTCAGCGTTGAAGTGACGGCGGGTGAATTTATTAATGCGAGTTACTCTTTAGAGGGAACAAGCTTTTATTTCAACCCAATCGAAATTGCCTCGGCAGATAGGTATTTAGATTTTCTAGATGACGCGACCACAAGGGCCGCTGTTGTGGAAGCCAAGATGTATAAGGATCCGCATGATTTGGCGTCTGCCCTTCAGACTTCGATGAACGCTCTGGGTTCTGGTAACACTTTTACGGTTACCTATTCAGACACTACCGGGAAGTTCACGATTGCATCAGATGGGTCAACTCTTAGTTTGTTATGGAATTCTGGAACGAACACCGCGAACACAATTGGTGACAAAATTGGTTTCAGTGTTGGAGCGGATGACACTGGAGCTTTGACATATACGTCAGACAATGCGCTGACACTCACTAGACCATATACGCCGGCGTTTGATTCCGCAGATCCATTGGTTGCGAAAAACGGCGAGATCATGCTTGGTGATTTTGACGATTATGGATGCGTGAGCATTTCCAGTGCGACACTCACGATTTCAAATGAACAGGTTGCTCTGAACTCGGTCTGTGAAGAGAGCGGCAGAGAAGCATTACTTGCCGACTCTAGAACAGTAACACTTTCAGTAGTGGCGAATCTGTCTTCTTATGACGCGGATAAGTTTCGTCGATATCGCGCAGGATCTAACACATCGGCAGCGTTTGATTTCGGTGAAAAGTCTGGCGGCAATTGGGTCGCTGGAAAGTGTGTGAACGTTTACATGCCAGACAGTGTGATCACTGAGTTTCAGCTTTCGGACACCGACGGATTGGTGACCATGAACATGACATTGCAGTCTTATGTGGACTCGTCAGGGAACGGCGAAGTTTACGTGAACCTGCTTTAAAGGGGCTTAAGTAAAAATGAGGGAGTTGCTTTTCAAACATGAGGACGATGCAGTCAAAGCGCAGGTCAAGCTTAGGATGCCAAGCTTTTCGGAGCGTTGGCAGATTATTGAGTCATGCGGTTTCAAGCTTGATTCGAATGGTGAAGTCTCTGCGGGCTTGGAGCAAGCGTCATCGATGCGACGCATGGTCGAAGCTTCCAAAGATTATTACATTGAGGCAACCGTCGAAAAGAAAAGCAAGGACAAGGAAAAGGTAGTGTACAAGACGTATGATGAGCTTGTTTACGATCCTGAGTGTGATGCAGTTTTGATTGGTGCCGCTGGTTTGTTATTAAACGGCGGTAAGCCCTCAAAAAAATAGAAGCCGCAATACGTTCTCAGGTGCGCTTGGCGTATCGCGGCGGCTCAGGTGGGAGTGAGGTCGCGCCGATTGTGTCGGAGTACATAGAGAAAATGCAGCTTCGAAAAATTGGTTATACATTCAGCGGCGACACCCTGAGCGTGTTCAAGGGCAGGTGTTTTTCTGTCATCGCCGATGAGATATCTAAAATCGAACAAGACGAAATAAAGAGGTCGCGACGTGGCAAGTAATGACGTTGATGTACGCCTATTATTAGACATTAAAGAGGCGACCCAAGGCGTAACTAAGTTCACGTCACAACTGAAGGTTCTCGCTGGCGTCGCTGCGGCGGCTTTCGCTGGCGTTAAGATAGTCGGGTTTATTAAGGATGTAGTAGATGCGGCATCCGAGGCAGAGGACGCAATTAGCGGATTCAATAACGCCCTGGCCTTGAGTGGTAACTTTTCAAAAGAGGCGTCAAAAGATTTTCAAGACTTCGCATCAGAAATTCAGAGGTCTACAAAGTTTAGTGATGACTTCGTCTTACAGATAGGTGGGTTGATTGAGAACCTGACCGCATTGGACACCGAAGGACTCAAGCGCGCCACGAAGGCGACACTCGATTTTTCTGTGGCAACAGGAAAGGACGCAAGAGTCGCGGCCCAGTTACTTGCGCAAGCCCAAGAGGGCATGGTGTCAGGGTTTACTCGGTATGGCATCGTTGTTGAAAAAGGAAAAACTAACACAGAGTCATTCAATAACGCCCTTAAGGCACTCGAAAAGTTTGCGGGTTCTGCGGAAGGGCAGCTAAAAACATTTTCTGGATCGGTCGCACAACTACAAGGCGGTTTTGGTGATTTTCAAAAGGCACTAGGATTTTTAATTACTCAAAACCCAGCTGTTATTTTGGGCATCAATGCACTGGCTAAGATATTTTTTACACTGGCAGATAGGGTTAACGAAAATAGAGACGCTTTTATTGCTTATGTAAATAGAGGCGTGGTGTTTTTGCTTCGCTCTATATCTCCGATGCTTAAGGGCCTATCGTTTTTGATTCAAACGTTTGATCAAATGGTTAGCCTGCTTCAACTTATTGAGGGGCTTTTATTTAAAGTCGTGTCCGCAGCTACAAGGTTCAATCCTTTTCTGAAGGCGCTCAGTGTATTTAATAAGGATATCGCTGATAACCGAAAAGCGTTCATCGACACATTCGATGGCATGGCTGATGGCCTTTTGGAGTCAGCTGGAAATGCGTCACAGTTTTCAACGGATCTTACGTCTGCTATCGATAGCGCGGCAGCTCTCACTGACACTGTAGTCGAAGGAACAATTCAACAAATCGAGGTTCAACAAAAACAAAACCGATTATTTGAAGCAAACATAGCTAATCAAACGAAGGCGATTAAAACTCTAAGTGCTGAGCAACAAAAGGCCAACAATGTTGCGCTTTCGAAAAGCCCGCTAAGTGGAATACTCGGCGGTGCCGCAGAAAATTTCACGCCTGGCGGAAGCGCTGGGCAAGAGGGAATAGCTAGGGCCGCAGGTATAGTAAATAGTGTCCTAAAAGGTGCAGAGGGTGCGGCTAAATTACTGTCCGGCGTCGTCTCTGGATTAGTGGACACGATTCTCCCTGGATTGGGTGCAGTCGCAGGAGAGATTTTCGAAGTATTCGCGCAGGGGCCGGACAAAGTAAAAGAAATGGTTACCTCTTTTATTTCTGCGCTACCTGACATTTTGGTCAACGTTGTTAAGGCAATCCCAGCACTTATCGAAGCGCTAGTTGCGAGTCTGCCAACACTCGTAAAAGAATTGGTGTTTGCGCTCATCGAAGAGATACCAAATGTTATCATTGCCTTGATTCAGGAATTGCCAAATTTAATTGTGGCTCTCATCGATGGGCTTATTGTTGCTATTGAGGAAATCATTGATCGAGTTCCCGAAATCATTGAGGCATTCATTGAAAAGATTCCAGATATTATCTCAAACTTTATTCAACAATTGCCGAGAATCATCTATGCGTTGACGGTGCAATTGCCACAATTGCTACGAGAATTGACGTTTCAAATTATTGCGCAACTACCAAACATCGCAGCACAGTTCATTACAGAATTAGTCAAACAAACGCCAAGGCTTATTTCTGAAATGGTGAATCAATTTAAAAAATTCATCACAGGAACTGGCGAAGGATCCGCTCTCGGCGGTGTGACAGGCGCGGCAAAGGGTTTGGTGGGTGGAGTCGGTGGCATCATTAGTGGTGTTGGTAAAAGCATTGGTAAAATATTTGGCTTTGCGGACGGCGGCGTTGTGCCGCAAGGATTCCCGGGAGATACGTTTCCGGCTCGCCTTACGTCTGGCGAGTTTGTAGTAAATAATGATCTAACTAGAAGGCTCGATCAATTTTTGTCAGGCTCAGGTGCAGCGCCTGGCGGTGGAGCGATGCAGGTGACTCTCGTAGTAGGAGAGGCGCAACTAGCTCAGGTATTAGTGAATTTGAACAAGCAGGGATTTAGGGTGTCATGAGTTGCTTTCGATTATTAACAACTAACTATGTGGACTTGGATGTTTTAGCCAACACGGATGTTTCGTCCGAACAGTCTGCGTTTCCTGTGACGAATGCATATAATTTGAACCGACGCTCCAAGGTGTGGCGATCGAACGGGTATTACAATGTTGAGTCTGGATCTAATACCATAGTGTTTCGAGATGATACGAGCACAGACCTAACCGCAACGGTCGCTGTTGCGGAGTATAATTCCACGGCGTCATTTATGGCCGCTGTCGATGCAGCATTCGAAGCGATTGGAGCGGCTAATTATACCGTGACTCAAAACGCCAATCTGAAATTTGTTATCACATCCGATCTTTCGGGTGGGGCGAGTGCGTTTCAGCTAAGATGGACGCATGCAAACTCCGCTGCAATGGCAGCACTCATGGGATTTGATACCGCGACAAACGACACTGGGGCATCTAGTTACGTGTCGGATTTAGTCAGGCTTCATTCTGAGGAATTTATTTTGTGGGATTTAGGAATTTCATCTAATCCTGATTCTTTTGTGATGATTGGGCCCAGAAACTCACCTATTAAACTGACACCCTCGGCGGTCATAAAATTAGAGGGAAACGAAACTAACAACTTTTCGACACCTAGTTACTCGACAACTCTCACGTATGACGACGAAGCGATTATTAAGCTTTCAGACTCTGGACTTCACACAGGCGGGCTTAGGTATTGGCGTCTGAGCATCACAGACAAGGAAAATGCATATGGGTATGTCGAGGTCGGCGCGTTTTTCTTAGGTGAGTATTATTCTCCAACGACTGGACGGGTTCAATTTCCACTAGATTCGTCATTTATTGATCGATCGACCAACGTATTTTCTGAGGGCGGTCAGAGCTTTTCAGATATTAGGGAGCAATCTCAAGAGTTCAGCGTGGAATGGTTTGGGCTCACCAAGACTGACATAGAGGACATCACTGAGATTTTCAGAGACTATGGAATAGCTAAACCGTTTTTTGTTTCGATGGACACTGCCGCCGTGTACTCATCGCTTGCGAATCGAAGGCTTAAGTTTGTTAAGTTTGCGAGCGAGCCAAGCTACACTTTAGAGGCGCCTAATATATTTCGAATGGATATGAAATTTAGAGAGGAATTATAGCCATGGGTTGGCGAGTATTTGGAGAACGGCTGGCAACCGCTGACTTGTCGCCTAACTTTAGGGTATTTCAGCCAGTGGTATTCAATAAAAGGGTTATTCTGCGAGCGTGCAGAACTTGGTTTATTAATTACAACGATGCTGCATTTACGAATATCACGATGAAAATTTACTCAAACTCTCCTAGTGATGCACCGGACGTGTTGATTCACTCGTCTACAACGACGCTAACAAAGGCTCAGATTTTTACCTTAGCGAACGGTGTTCGAGAGGTATATTTCGAGTTCAACAACCCAGTGTTCACTTCAACCGACACTTTCCATTTTGTCCCAGTGGCAACTGGTTACACTGGAACAGATTCGACACACTTAGCATGGAAAAGGGGATGGCCGGATCCAGTCTATAGAACAGGCATTTCGTTCACTTATCCAAAGCTAGGCACTGCGCCCTATGATTTGTATTTCATTGGTTCGGAGTTATGACCTATTCGGATCTAATCGATGACGAAGGCATCAAATCAAACTACCTAGTCATTCTAAGACCAAGGAGAATTGTCGAGTCATTCGCTCTATATTCTGGCTCTGTTTATTCTGTGTCGTTTGATTATGGTCACGTCTATTCGGTAACACAAGACGGCGTGTCTCTTACTGAGTTTAGCACTACGTCCTTGTCTGCGGGACAATGGTATTTTGATTTTGATTCAGAGACTCTTTACGTGCGAATGAGCGATAGTTCTAACCCGTCTACAAAAACGGTTGTCGTGACTTATGAGATTCACGCGGGCACTACCGATTCTCATTGGTATAGAATTCCTACGGACAACAGTAGTCGCGTGGTTTATTTCGATCCTATTGTGAAAGTTGCCCCAGCGCTGAAACAAACGACGAGTGATATTTTGTTTGGATACTTGCCTGTGCAAACTGGATCTATTTCGTTAATCAATGCAGAGCACACACTAGAAAAGCACATCTATGATAGTTCATTTTCAAATGCTCAGATTCTAGTCTATCACTGGCTCGATGAGCTTACCGTTTCGAACACGAAGCTTGTCTATAACGGATTGTGTTCTGATTTGTCGTGGAATCAAGACAGCGTAAAAATAAAAACCTTTGATCGAGTGGACGCGCTCTCTAATGAATGGCGAAATGCGACAAATAACTTTTATACTACTGCGTTGTTTTCAGAATTAGATTCTAGGAAATCGGGCAAACCGATTCGGTATGTGTATGGTGTTGTGGATGGGTTTGTTCCGGTGAATGTGGATTATAAGAGTTATCGAGATGCGCCTACCACGTCGGACAATCGAGTGTTTTCCTGTATTGCTCAGACAGGTCTATCGGATCTTAGCAGGACGGTTGCCGCTTCGCCTTCGAGTACGACAACTAGAACTTATTTGAATGATGCGAAAGGGTTTCGTGTAGGTGATTCTGTGTGGTTTGATCGAGCATCAGGAACAGATGAATACAAGCTCATTACATATGTGGATTATGCGAGCGATTTTGTGGAGCACTCCACACTAAGCGGTGGGGCAATGGTTTCAGGTGATAACCTCAAGCGATCTTTTGTTGGAAAGGTTAGCATTATTCAACAAGACGTTGTCTATGATGCGATGTTTGGAAGAGACTACACTACAACAGTCGATATCAGCGGATCGGGCGCGTCAGGGTTTACGTTTTCGAGCTCACTTGAGAGTAACCTATCAATGCCGGCGACACTCACGGGAAACGATAGAATTTATTGCAGGATATACGGAAAGGCTAACGACGTTACGCTCAGCGCTTCGCCTGTGGGATCCGATGACTCTGAGACAAATAATCTGACTAATCCTGTTGTGGTTCTCGTTGATATTTTGAAAAGAGTTGCATTGGTATCAGAATCAGACATGAACATTTCTAGCTTCACGTCACTAGCGTCGTCGGTGACTGAAGGAGTGGGTTTTGCGGTTCCCGATAGATCGAATGAGGCATTTAAAACAATTAAGGATGTTTTGATTCAAGTATTGAAGTCCTCATTTTTGAGATTGTTTTTGGACGATGACGGAAAGTGGAAAATAACCCAGCTGGGACCTATGGGTTCTTATGACAAGCTCATTGAGGATGACGAAATACTGGATGGATCGATTGAAGCGGCATACAAGTACAAAGACATAGTTTCGGATGTAGTGGTGACGTATGCTTACCGAGAAATACCTGACGATATTAGCGCTGAAAGTGATGAGAACACGCAAAGCGTCGTGTCTACATCTACGGTCGCCAAATATCTGCATGGCGTCAATAAGTCTAAGGAGTTTTCGTCAATTCACTTTCGCTCTGCGGACGCCCAAGTGATGGCCGACAGACTGATGTATGTGCTTGGGGATAGGGAAAACGAAATTGCAATAGAGACTAAGAATAGGTTTTTCGACACTGAGATTAGCGATATCATACAAGTTAGTAGAACAAGGATGCCCGGTTTCGATTATGATAGTGATATCTTAAGAGATCGGAAATTTTCTGTAGTGGAAACAAGCAAGACGCTTCGAGAAATTAGCATAACGCTAAGCGATCAAAAGGGCGTCGAGGACAATTCGGGGAGCTGGTAACAAAAATGGCAATTCGTGACTATAACTTTATTGTTGGCCCTGAGACATCAAACCTTCCGACAGCGTCTAGTCCGTCGACGGACGATGACTTTATGTCAAAGGGTTATGCTGATGACACGTATGCATTTAGACAATATTTTGGCGATGCTGTTGCAACGAATGCGGCACTGAAAGCGATTGGATCTGCGGATCGATTCGACGGTCAATTGAGACTCATTACTGGGACAAACAAGGCCTATCGCTTTGATTCTAGTTCTACCGCAGTTGATGATGGAGATACGGTCCTTCAACCGGATTCTGGTACGGGTCGGTGGGTTATTATTTCGTCAAGCGGATCCGCTTCGAGCGCACAAGCTTCTGCATTGAATATTGCCGAATTACTTTCGGGGATTCAAAAAAACGGCTCATCGGTTGGTTTGTCTGACGCTTCTGTTGTTGCGGAAGGGTTTTACTCTCCCGGAGAGTTACAGGTTATTTCTCTTGGACGCGATTACACATCTGGCACGTCAATCTATTTAGATCCAGACAAATTGTCACTACAAGCTGCGGATGCCACTAGTGGTTGGACTCAGTTTGGAGCTCAGGCGGGCTCACCAACACTAGACACGACGAATTTTGTTGAAGGTACTGGGTCGGTTCAGACATCGGTGTCTGCTACAACTGTAGAAAATGGACTCTATTATGATTTTAATGTGTTTAGTCTTAGCTCTAGAAAACTCAGAATTTCTGTCAGACTTAATACTCTGACAAATATTTCTGCGATTCGTGTCAGGTTATGGAATGAGACAGGCGAGACTAACGGTAAGTATTGGGACCTAACGACGCAGGCTAATGGCGACGCATTGGTTGCAGATTTTAATGAGATAGAGGTTGACCCTCTTGTTACAGCGACTGGATCGAGCGGTTCATTCAATGTGGATTCTGTGTTGAGAGTAAAAGTGTCGGTGACTCCTAGCTCATCTCAGGCGTTCAATTTAAATGTGGATAACGTGAGGCACGTCGATAACAGAGAAGTTCCATTTTATGTGACCTACAACATTCACGGAAGCACCCTTGAAACGATGAATGTGGCGTCTGGTTCAAAGGGAAAATATGTAATTTCATCAGGACTTTCGAACGCGTACTCGATTAGTTCGGGAGCGGTTAGAAGGTGTTTAGGACAACACAACGCAGGCAATAGTTCGTGGGAGTTTTTGAGTACTGCCACAGGAACGGCGGCCAAGACAAATCGATATATTGTTAGGAAAAATTTAGACGAATCAAAATCAGGAACTTTGAAATGGTCGTTAGAGTGGAAGACAGAATCGTCTGATTTAAAAATTTCGACTGTTACAGACACCACACATTTTAAGGTTAGCTCTGCAACGGATAGGTCGGCGGAGTTTTTGAGTGGGTCGGTTATTTGGGCGTATCGAAAGGTTTGGGATGGCAACAAATACGTGTTTCCAGATGAACCGATTCGGTTGACGTTGAGTGCGAATGCGACCTATTCGTCTAGTGAAATTACTTTTACGCACACGGAGGATAACACGGGAATCACCACGACGGATTGGTATGTGGTCTTTGAAGCTGCGAAATGTAGAACGTATGTTGGAGATGTAGCGGCCACTGAAACGCTTACGCTGAGAACTCCTGAGCTTTTGGTCCCTAATGGTTTTTCAAGACAATCATTAGTGTTAGATAACTTCACTCGCGGAGACGCTTCGGGGATTGGTGGTTCGTGGACTCTGACAACTCACGTAAACGATAACTCACAAGGATCTAATGCTATTGCGAGCAATATTTGGACGGTTTCACAGGCAGACGATGGGTCTAGGAGAGTTTACGCGCTGTCAGCATATCAAAATAGTATTTTCAAGCCTGTGAGTCGATATCGATTTAAATTTAAAACAGAAGTCACGGGTGGACTCGGCGGTGGTGGAACGTCTCTTTTCAGTGTTGGCGCTGTGATTCGGAATACTTCTGCGAGCGATGGGGCTGCGTCCGCCGGAAATGCAATCTTTGCTTGTCTAAGAAATGAGTATGACAACACGAGCGCAACTTCATCACAGCTACATGTTATTAATGGTGGAGTTACAACCACTACGACGTTTGCGGCTCAATCGATTAGCGCAATTGCATACAACACCTATGCTTGGGTTGATATTTGGGTGAATGGGGATATTTTAAAAATGCGCGCCTATGCGGTCGGCTCATCGGTACCAGCGTGGCAACTAAGCGCAAACCTTTCGGGGCTATCTACTGGAAAATATTGGCAGCTAGGGGTTAGGTCCGACAGAGAACAAGATGAGAGCGTCAAAACTTCAATAGATGATTTTGAATACTATACCGATTCTGGATCGTTTGTGACGACAGGAACGGTTACATCTCAATCGGGGCAGTGCATTAGTATAGCTGCGGATTTACTCAGGGATGATTCGACGAATGTAAACCCTAGTATTCTGGCAATTAGTGCGGCTCTTGTTTAGAATAGATATCTAGAAAAGGGGAAAATCAAAATGGACTTTGAATCGATTCTCATCGCATTAGCTGGTTTGCATCCGGCGCTTCCTGTGGCGCTCTCGGCGCTCGGGGCACTTGTGGTGATTGCTCAGATTGTCGTATTAGTGACGCCAAGCCCAAAGGACAATGAGCTCATGGCGAAGCTAGAAGGTATTCCTATGGTTGGGCAACTACTGAAGGCCCTCAAAAGCTTTGCTCCGAAACAAAAATAAGTGCCTAGTCTTGGGTTTGTCGATTGAACTGCTCACCGACTTGATATAGCTTGGCCCTTGTTAAAGTCGGTATTCCTTTCGCAACGACTAGACACGAGAGAGGCTGGGATAGAGTTGAACCTGTCCTGGCCTCTTTTATTTTGAGTCTCTGTATGGAATGGTAGTGCAGAAGGGGAAAATCAAAAAATGGCTACAATCGTTGCAGTACTTCAAGCGCTTCCGATGTTCCTTAGCCTGATGAATGATATGTGGCGCTATTTTCAAGAGATGACTCAGAATATGAAGGATGAAGACAAAAGAAAATTTGTTCTCGATTTGTCTCAGTCGATGAGTAATTGGAGAGGGGCCCAAAGTGTTGAAGACAAACAGCGCGCTGCTAAGTCTATTAGTGATATTTTTCGTAAATTGTAGAGGTGAAGGACCGGATATTTTGGTTTGCATCTCCGCACCAAGCGAGGGCGGGTTTGTGTGCTCGCTTCCTGTGAAAAATCAAAAGCCTATTGAGAATTGTAGTGCGATGGATCCGCCGCCCGGGTTAGATGGGAAATGGTGTTTTCTGAAATACGAACATTCCGACAATTACTTTGCGACCGACCCAGATGGGTTAGAGCAACTCATCCAGAACTGCAAGCTAAAGGAAAAATGAATCTCGATTGGCCTGAGATTGAAATCTATAGCACGCAATACAAGTTAGATCCTAAATTGGTGCGCGCAGTGATTTTGGTTGAGTCAAAGGGCAATCATCACGCTATGAGATACGAGCCTAAATGGCGGTATAATCCAGGAATCAATGAGCTCAGTATTTACGCACAGAATATTGGAGCGAGTTTTTCAACTGTGGATATGGCGATGGCCACGTCGTGGGGCTCGATGCAGGTTATGGGTGCTGTGGCGTATGAGCTAGGATTTCGGGATTGGTTTCCCAAGCTTTGCGGTGAATTAGGTGTGAAGTATGGGTGTATGGTGATTCGCAGGAAAATAGATCGATATGGGCCGGATCCTGCGACGGTGTACGCGGCATACAATGCGGGCTCTCCGAAGCTTACGCCTGGCGGAATGTTTGTGAATGAGACGAATGTGGATCGGTTTTTGAAAATCTATAATCGTTTGTGAAATTATTTAGTTATTGGACACATTTTGTAATTCCCATGCGCCCTTTTCCCAAGCCTTCGGTGAGGGTTACGAGGGGCGGGAGATATTTCGATGCTGCATATGAGGCAAAAAAACGTCTACTTATAAGTGGGTTATTAGAGGCCAAGAAGTCACCCTATATATGGACGGGACGGGTGGTTTTGAATGTGCGATTTATTTTTGGTCATCCCACAAGGCGCGGAGCTCACACGATGCGGCCCGATAAGGACAATTGCGAAAAGGCTCTCAAGGATGCCATGAAGCGAGCGGGATATTTCAAGGACGACTCGCAAGTTTATAAGTCGACCATGGTGAAGTTGTGGGGCGCGAGAGATGAAATTCAAATTTCGATATTTAGGAAAAACGAAAAGCCTGAAGCCGTCAAAAAAACAACTGTTGGTCGCAGGGCTAAGATAGCTAGATAATAAAAGGGATTGAAAAATTATCTGATTATCGGTGACTTACAGATACCGTATCAGCATCAGAAGGCGCTTGAGTTTTGTCGGTATCTTAAGAAGCACTATAAAATAGCAGACGATTGCATCTACAACGTGGGTGACGAAACGGATTGCTATTGGGGATCTTTGTATCCGAAAAACCCAAATTCGATTCACACGGCGAAAACGGAATTAGAGGCGGCCAGGGATATTTTGAAGCAATGGTATTCGGCGTTTCCCAAGGTGAAGCTTGCATATTCGAATCACGGGCTCAGGTGGGTTAAGAAGGCGACGCATGCTGAAATACCGAGTGAGATGTTACGGGAGTACCGAGAGATTTTGCGAGCACCAATGGGTTGGCAGTGGGCTGAGCAATGGATTGTGCATGACAAGCATGGTTTCAAGGTCGTGCATGGGCATCGGTATTCTGGACTGAGTGCTACGAGGAACATGTTGATAGATTCTGCAATGAGTGTTGCGCATGGGCACTATCACTCGGGAGCGCAGACGGTATGGTTGAACACTCATGACAAGGGGCTCATGTGGGCTTGCAATGTTGGTTCATTGATAGACGTGGAGCAAGTTGCGTTTGATTATGAAAAGAAAAATCGATTCAAGCCTATTTTGTCGAGTGCGGTGATTTTAGATCATGGACGGGTGCCGATCATTCACCCGCTTTGCTATTGAGTAAAACCACGCGCATCAACCTTTCGAGTAAAGATTTGTAAATTTCATTTTGAGTGGATTCGCTCATTTCGTTAATCAAAAGCGTTTCGAGTGCGACTGACGCTTTGGTTACAAAGCCCAAAACTTCTGATGGGTTAGATACGTTTCTGTCATTTGTCTGATGATTAGTTTCTGCGACTTGAGGTAAGCTTGATTTTAATTTGTAGACGGTGGGTGCGCTGACTCCGAATCGTTTAATAATCGTTTTGACACTGGTCCCGCGCGTTAGTGCGTTTTGAATATTTTCACGTTTAGTGTTGGATAGTTGCTTCATTTTTTGTCCCTTTCGTTTTGGTTACATATTCAGAAATTTCTTTTCCCATCTTAAGGGCGTCTTCCCTTAGTTTTTGTGGGGAGTTTTTGTCTTTAGCAAACTGACGAAGCAGGTCAAGATATTTTTCAAGATCGTCAACTTTGATGTCCTTGAGTTTTTGTCCCTTATATTTTCCGACGGAAAGAACTTTGGATCCTAAGTCTTCCTGAACTCCTATAATCGCCTCTATTTGTTCTCGTTGCTCTTGGGTATACGCTGGTATGGGTTCAATTGTTTGACGCGCCGCTAATCCAAGGCTCGCATTAAATTCTTGGGCCTCTGGTTTTGGTTCGTGTTCAAAATTTGAAATTTCTTCTTCTCCATAAAGACCTGAGAGTTCTTGAGGGAAGGCTTTTCGCATGGCCAGGCGCTCAGCACAGATAGCAAGCATGTGCTCAGGCATTCGTTTCCAGAATGAGGTTGGGACCATTTTTCCGGATTGATCCTTGGACGTTTGAATATAACTATCAAGCTTAGCAACAGACCAAAGGGGTTTTGCGAAGTCAGTTCTCAGTACAGCGACCTTGGCGGCTAGCGGGAGTCCTGGTTCAACCCAAGCGTCTTTCCAGTTGTAGTCAGAGCCTAGCCAGAATGGGCCCTCTTGTCCTGCGTACTTGCCTGTTCGCTCTGCGATTAGTCTAAACCCATCGATTGAGGTTTGAATGCTCATGGTGTGAGTGCCTGAGCGTCTATCCCATCGAGCGACTGCATAGATTTGTCTACTGAGCGGATCTAGATTCGTTCGTTTGCATTGGTGCCAGAACAATTCGAAGTCTTTGTCTGTGAGGTCTTTAGGAAAGCTTGATCTAACTAGTTCTCGATGCTTATCGTCGGTCATTTGATTATCCCTTTCGTTAGCTTTGAACTAATTGAACTCGATGCAGATGTAAATAGGGAATATGGGCATGTAAACTAAACCAGTTTATATGTTGATTCAAATGGTGCGTTGACTCTATTTTGGGATTCGCTTAAGAATTTAGACAGGGTCTGATTTCGGGCCCAAAGTCTGTTGGGTGGGAGTTAGTCACAATCCACAGATGGAATTGAGAGTGAGAAGACTTTTGATTCTGCAAGCACTCAAGAACGAGGGCTCTAAGCACAGAGCGCTAGACACTCCCTAGGCGCTTAGAAATTAGTGAAGGTTCGAAAACGGTCGGGACCCATACGTCAATGGCTTTCTGCTATGTTTTGCGAAACCACTAGGGCAGGACTCGGAACGTTCAACGTTGCAACTCAACCCCTTGGATTTCCGATTCGACAAGCGTGCACTGTGTGTGCCTGCAGCCTAGGTTAGATAACTCGAAGCTTAGTACTATGAAGCTAAGAATAAGGGTTATATCAGAGGGAGTGTCACCCCAGCCAATAGGCAACAGAGAGAAGCTAACAGATAGTTAGTTTGAAACATGCTCTTACATAACCTCTTTAGCTCAGGCTCTCTCCGGTGCTTCCCACCGTCAATCGCTCTGCGTTATATTAGTTTTTCTTAAACATTTTGACTTTAAGATAATAAACAGAAACACAAAGAAGGGAACTTAACACTTCCCCATAGAACTGCATCTAGTGACTTCTTTTCCTGAATGATCTAAAGAAAAAAAAAGGAATAGCGAACTATGACGCAGACGTTTCATGAGAGAGAGTTACGAATAGACAATGGGGAGTTCTTAGAGAGGACTAAAGAGTTTCATGAATTAGTGACTAAGATAGACAGCTGCGAGTTATCAGATATTCAGAGATACAGCATTCGAGCTTTAGCGAGAGAGTTATGGATAGAGTCACAGAGTCAATTTGTCTTCCCATTGATTTACTTAGAGATTGAGTCAAAGCAAGCGAATCTGAATGAACGACTGGGAGTGTTATCAGAGAACTTGAAGTTGGCATTTAGTTTTCATATGGATCGAGTGATGAGTGTTACCATGAGGTTGAATGAGAAAAGGAATTCTCAGAGTCATCCAATCCCTGAAGGATCACAGCCTTCTAGTAGAAGCGTGCATCACGATGATTCAGCGATTAGAGAACACGCGAAACAAACAAGAGCGTCTCGAATGTTCAAAATGGCTCTACGCTACCTTGGGATCCGAGATACTTAATTTCGCAAAGCTATCCATGCAATCCATGGGAGAAGCTTCTAAAGTGTTCGAAAAAAAAACAACTGAATTAGAAATGAATATTAATTCTTTTGAGTTTATTTTAGATGAATTAGACGCATACGTGAAGGAGCTCTATGATGCAGGCAGTGATTCAAGACACTGAGGTAGTGATGTCCATTCGAGTCGATGAGTTAGCAAAGTTTGTTCAACTGATGGGATCAATGGGTTTTAGCGTGGATGTCATCTCCGCGCTCTCTAATACAAACGTTGAGGTCAGTATTCGCAAACATCACAAGACGGATTGGGAAACGATTAATGAGATAGAAAATCGACGGTGCT